GGAATAGCAAAAGCTAAATCGAAATATCATGTAGATATTTCAGAACAAGGTAAGAAAAATCGAACATATAAAGGTGTAACTTATGACAGTCTCACTGAACTTAAATTTTTACAAGAGTATATAGAACCTAAGATGAAAAGTGGAGAAATATTATCATATGAACGCCAAGTAGAATATGTTCTTCAAGATAAATTTAAATATAAAGGTAAAACAATTCTACCTATTAAATATAGAAGTGATTTTAATGTTGTCTGGTCTGATGGAACTTTACAGGTTTTTGACGTGAAGGGCAATCCAGATAGTATGTCACTTTTAAAAAGAAAAATGATGTGGGCTAAGTACCCAGAAACCAACCTTACGTTTATTTGCAGAAATCTCAAATATGGTGGTTGGGTAGAATATGACGTTTTAAAGAAACTTCGCAGAGAAGCGAAGAAAAATAAGAAATAAAGGAGAAAAAGGAATTATGAAAATTTTGGAATTTGTAGAGAGATACAACAACATAGCAACTCAGCAGTTAAAGGATAGATTTATCAAGGAGGAAGTTAAAATCACCCCTTATGTATCAATCATTAAGAAAGATGCCTATGCACAGTTAATTGTAGATAAAACAACATTTGAGCAAGAAGCTTATGATGACAATGGAAAAACAAAGTATCGTAAAACAGATAAGATTAGAGTAAATTCTGTTGCTCAGTATATACAGTTTTGTCGTGCCGTAATTGAATTATATACAGATCTTGAGATTGACAAGGACGATAAAGGTTTTATCAAGGGATATGATGCACTTAAATCATCTGGCTTACTCGATATTTTAATGGTTGGTTCTGATAAAGCCGATCCACTTATTCCTATGAGTGAATTGAGTGAATTCAAGACAATTTTAACAATGAAGCAGTCAGACACTCAGTTCAATGAGACAACCGCTCAGGCGTTTATTAGCAAACAGATTGGAAGGATTTCTGATTTGACGAATGCTACTCTCACACCGCTTGTTAAAGTTATAAGTAAAAAGCTTGATGAGTTTCCGAAAGCAGATTTAGAAGGAAAAATTCTTGAGTTTGCAAAGAATGGCAATTTCAAAGAAGTCTAAGTAAATTCAAATTTCTTGTGAGATAAACAGGCTCTATGCGTGTCAAAGCGTATAGGGCTTTTCTTATGGAGAGTGGTTACTACTGCTCTCTTATTTTAGTGTAAAAATAGTGAAAATTTTGGAGGTGATGAAATTGGCAAAAAATATATATGCAGATTTTAAAAAGAAGTTAGACAGAATTGAAAATCATATTGCAGAAGAAGTAGCTCCGCAAGCAAATGAACTTCTAAAAGAATCTGTTAGATATTCATTGATAGATTGGTACAACGACTACACTCCACAGTCGTATGAAAGAACATATAATTTTATGAAAATTCTCGATTCTACAAAAACAAGAGGTAGAGGGAATATTCTTCGTTTTTCGGTTGATTCAGGTGCAATGGATTCATATGTCGGTTGGTTTGGTCAAAGTTTACAGCCAAGTACAGCTTTCGACTATATGTTTATGGATGGAGAACATGGTCATGGAAAATGGATGATGCATCAATCATTGCCTCCGTATATGTATGTTGAACGAGACATTGAGGACGGTTTTGGTGGTCGTTTGGATAAAATTGTCAACAAAAGAATTGATGAGATTTTAAGAAAGTGAGGTAATTAAATGCCAGGTATATATCAGTATGATGTAGAAATCAAATCGAATGTAGCAAAACTACTTTCAGATATGAAACAAGTCCAAGACAGATTAGACACTGTTGAAGGCAAAGAATATAAAATCAAATTAAATGTCGATGAAAAGAAATTATCCAGTGTAATTTCTAATCTCGAAAAAATGCTTGATTCTCTTGGTAAAGGAACAGGTGATTTTAAACAGTTTGAGAATTTATCAAAAGAATTATCAAGTGTTGTCTCAGAAGTGCAGAGTTTAAGTAAAGCTTTTGGCAAAGTAGATGATTCTGGTACGAAGACACTACTCTCTTCTATTCAAAACATTGACAAATCGCTTTCTGAACTGAGTCAGAATATTCTCAATGTTAATAAAAACATGGGTAATATGGGTGGTAATACGAGTGGTGCTGTTAAACAGGTAGAGAACATAACTAATGAGAGTAAGAAAGCTACTTCTGCTCTTGAAGATGTTGCTAAAGCCCAAGCAAAAGTTAATGGACAGAAAACGAATATTTTGTCTGCTTCTGTAGAGTCTGCTACTAATTCCATCAAAGAAGAGAATAATGTATTAGCGCAGAATACTCAGAAAATTAAGGAAAATACACAGGCTAAAGCACAGAATGCCAATGTAAACCTCAATAAGTATGATAAACGGTTAGACTCTTATAATGGTAAGGTTGATAAATATCAAGCCACTATTGACAGATTTAATGATGGTGGTTGGACAAGTGATACATATTTGAAAAATGTACAGGCTGTACGTGATGCTGTCAAACAGTACGCAACTCTTCTCGACAATATAAAGACTAATCAAAATGGTATCGCTACTGATGAGGATATTCAGAACTTAGACAAGTATGAAAAGAAAATCAAAGATACTATCGCCACTGTCACTAATATGTCAGCTTCTGAAAAGGGATATAGTCAATTGTCAGGACAAAAAGAAATTGATAAAATCAATAAAATACTTCGTGAAAATTCAGCAATGTCTTCAGAAGCAAAAGCTAAAATTAAAGCATATAAGCAAGAACTTATTTCTGGGAATCCTAGTGTCAGTTTGGAAAAAATACATGGCGAAATAATGAAAATTGTTAACGCTGAAGAACTTGCTGGTCGTGCTGGCAGAAGTATGTTTGATGTCATTAAAGAGAAAGCATTTTATGGTTTTGCTGCACAAATTGGAATGTATTTCGGTTTTAATGATATTGTTAATGGTTTTAAACAAGTTGCTTCTACTGTAATTGATTTAAATACACAGATAACAGAACTTGCGAAAGTATCTGAGCAATCATCAAAACAGATTTATGCTGACTTTGACAGTTATGCAGATATTGCAAAGGAAGTCAGAGGTACGATTTCTGATACTATTGCAGCTACTGCGGATTGGTCGAAAAATGGATATAGTCTTCCCGATG